TGTCATTCCAAGCTGAGGGAACAACTCCTCAATATCCTGCGAGATCAGGCCCCAGTGGGTTCTGCCGCTGTCAGCGTCGTTAAACACATAGGAGCTTGGCTTCAGCCTCATAATAAACGCCGTTATTTTTTCTGGGTCAAGATCTGTGATATCGTGCTTGGCGTTTCGGTCGGAGGTTTGAATAGCGCCGTTCTGGGCGTAAACAGCGCGCCATTTCTGGTTTGCGCTTCCTAAATACATATGTCCTGCGGTTCCGGCGTTAACAGCCGGGCGGAAGCTGTTTTGATCATCACTCCGGTTGCTTTGAATAACTACTCCATATTCGTCCTTGTTGTTTCCGCCAAACTGTAAAACTCCGTTTCCGTAAATTTGAGGGTATTGAGTTGTAGTAAACTGAAGCCGTCCATTTACCGCGCCGCCTCCGGAATGAAGAACGGTGTAGTTAGATGGATAAGGAGGTGTGTTATATTTAAAACCAGGGGTAAGGTATAATTTACCATCTGCCGCCCAGATTACATCGTATTTGTCTGGATCATCTGATCTTTTGAATCCCCACCCCTCACTTGGAGCTTCCGCAGGATCAGCACTTAAAATACGATTTACGCCAATTATATTAGAGTTTTGGCAGTCTAAACCATATTTTTCATCAGAAGGTCCAGTGCCACCATATTGACCTGCTTGTAGTTTCAATACTCCTTGCATTTCTCCGCCGTTTAGTGAGAGTGCACCTATATATCCCATAATAAAACCCTCCTTTTCTAATTAATCAAAAACACAGCGTCGATATTATACTGTCCAGTAGTAGGAAGTTCACCAGAAAACATAACTACTCTCCCGTCGGTGCCGATTTGACAGCCTGAAGCGTTGGCAATATCCCCTCCGTTTGTCATAACGACATCTATATATCCGGTTGGTACAACTCCGTTTGGTAATGTAAATATTGTATTATTTGAATTGTTTATTGTTGTACTAGGTGCAAATAAACGGGCGGTTATCGCGGCAAGTCTGCCGGTTACTATCAGGTGGCACGCAGAAGCCGCGCTGGCTGCCGTCCAGCCGTTTTGCGGGGTTAGTTCATATACGGTTTGGGATACCGCTCCCACATCGGCGGCGGTCGGCATTTGAGCTAGCTTGCCGGAGCTGTTTAGGGTTGCAAGGCCGTTAGGCTGCCCTTTGCTTGCTTCCAACGCGTCCAGATCGGCTTGGAGAGAAGCCACGTCAATGTCCTTTAACTGGTTATAGATTTCTTCCGCGTTTTCCCCCTGGGTTTTAGCGTAGTCGCCTTGAGTTTTCGCATAGGCCGCCTGCGTCTGGGCCGCCTGTGCCTGTGAATTTGCGGATTCCGCTGCTGTAGTTGCGGCGTCGGCTGCGGTATTAGCAGATTGTGCCGCAGTATTTGCCGCCTGAGCCGCCGTGTTCGCTGACTGAGCTGCTTCATTGGCCTTGTCTGCGGCTTCACTGGCGATTCCTGTGGCGTTGTTCGCTTCGTTGAGAGCTTCCGCCAGCCTGGAAAATTCGTCTGTGCTCTCGATCGCACCGTCATAATTGCTCTTGATAATGCGCAGAGGGGGAAGGGTTACCTTTAAGGTATGGTTGTCTGTGTCAATGATTTGAAGCTCGCACAGCTTGGTAAGGCCGGATACCGCCATCATTTGAAGGGTGAGGGTTACGGTCGCCTGGTTTCCTTCCACCTCGCAGGAATTATAGATCATGGTGTTGTCCGGCTTCTGTATGTACACGGATACCGTTTTCCCGGTTAAATCAAGAGGCGAGCCGTTATCATCTATTAGATTAATAATAAGGTCTCTGCCGTCCGCTTCCTCCTGAATCACCCGGATTTCTCCAAGAGGAGGCTCCCAGGGATTGAGCGTTATTTGTTTGTAAATCATTTTATCCCTCCTTATGGATCATATCGCACGTCTGTTATTAATCCATTGCTTACATAGACCCTATAGCTTCCTGCCGGAAAATTTCCGCTGTAGCAATCCGCAGGGGTGATTGTAGCATTTAAAAACTTTAATGTGTCTCCTAACAACGAAACATTTTTACTGTTAATTTGAATACCGTCTTTTGTTAAATATATTCCACTACCTCCGTTTACAGATAGCCAGACAGTCCCTTCATTAACACCCCCCATTAAATCTACTACAAAAGAAGTATTAGTTTGAGCATTATATAAAGTTAACTGCGATATATTATCTGATCCAACAATATTGGCAATAGGGTTTCCATTTAATGTTATAACAAAGCCGGAAACAGTACCCCCAGACGGTAGCGAGGCCTGTCCTATATAAGCTGAATATTGCCCGAAAGCGTTAGATTGCGCAATCAGCTGCGTCGCCGAAATTTGTCCCGTATCCAAATTGAAATACGCACGCCCGTCACGGCTTTGTATAATTCCGGATTTAATCAAATTGGCTTGCAGTGTTCCCGTTGTAATAAAGTTTGCAACAATCGCGCCGTCCTGAGTGATAGCGGTTGCGAACGGCCCTTCATAGCCATTGGAAGAATAACCAAGACCGCCGTTATTCCAGCGCCATACCTTTGTAGCGGTGTTGATGTCCGGGGTATCCATAATTAAAATTTCATAGGGCTGTCCGTCTGCGTTGCGCTGGAATATTACATAACCGCCCTTGTTTCCGGTAATCCAATTCGTGGCGTTGATAACAGCTTGTTCTAAAAATGATACGCTGGGCTTTTCATTGATTTCCTGTTGCTGCTGGATAATGGTATCCGCGATATTTGTTTTAGCGTCCCCCAGTTCAATGCTGATGTATTTGTCTTTCAGCGCGTCATAAGTAGTTTTCACGCATTTAGCGGTTGCGGATACGCCTAGTTCGGAATATTCCACGTTCACGGTATCGCACAGATTCACGCGCTCCAATAAGGCGATATCCTTATATTCCTCCGTTTGCTCCAAGGGCTGAAATTCCACTGTAATGCTGACTGTAGGAACACCCACATTATTTGAGGAAATATAGTCATTGGCTCTGTCCCGCAACTGTTCTTCCGTGGGTGCTTCCTCAAAATCGCCGGAAAAGTCGATTGCCGAAATTCTGGTGAAATCATAGGTGCCTGGGGCGTTTACAATTTTTTCAGGAAGCTCAGTAAGTTCTCCCTCACTGCTCAGCCAATAAGGATAAATCCCGGTTACAACATTCGAAATATTTTCGTCCTGCTGTAAGTCCATAAGATTTTTTCCGTACCGGATTGATACCCCGGAATTTTTACCACGATTGTTATAAAGGCGCACGGTCCAGCGGTCAAATTTATACTCGCCGCCGAACACGTCTAAAATAGAACCGTCTGAACCTCCTAACAATGTCCGCGTAGACGTAGGCGCGGTAACGGCAAAATCTCCGGTTGATGTTTTATCCGTCCAAAAACTGAAAGGATTTGTTACGGCGGCGTTCGTTTTTAACCCGGAGAGCGCGCCGGTTACGCTGCTGGAGGAAAAGGGGGAAACCGGAACTCCGGAAAGGTCATAGCTGATGTGCTGCGCGTAAACAGTGATTTTTCCGGATAAAGGCTTTGTAATCCTATAAATCCGAAACGGCTGGGGATCCTCATAGGGATTTGGCTTTACAAAAATAATCCGGCGCTGTTTGATTTCCTGATAATGGATTCCCGTCAACGGATATTCCAGAGTGATCTCAAAGATTCCGTTTCTTTCCTCAACTACCTGACAGGAAATCGTATCAGACAGCACGCCTAAACCGTTTGTTTCAAATGTGCTTTCCGTACTTTCGTATAGAACAGGATTCATACAGTCCACCACCTTGGAGTAATTTCAACCGTCGTGATCCCGCCGCTCCAGCTGATCCCTGTTTTTCCGGGCTGTAATACCGGGAAAGATGCCAGGCTGATCGTGCTGTTTTTATTTGCCGTTCCCTTATAGGCATTTTGGGTATCGCTGTCCAGGGTCACGTATTCATCGATTTCTGAAATCTGAATAATATTGCCGCCAATAGTTAAGGCCCCCGCTCCATTGCCGTAAACGGTAATCAGAGGGAGGGCCGGGCAGTATTGATTAGTTAAGGAATAAGGCGCTGTAAGCGTCATCGGATAGCTTCCTGATACCAGCCACCTTTGCGGCATACAGTTGAATGAAACCGTAAATTCCGCAGAGTAGTTTAAAAACCTGGTGTCAAAGTCCATTGGGCCGGTAAATCTGGCTTTTCTGAAAAACTCAGGGTGATAGGTATCTGTTAAAATACAGTATCCGGTTTTGCTTAAAAGCCAAAGCTTTGCCGCCGCCGCGTTATGACGAAACTGTTTTCGGATAAACGCCGGATATTCGACGGTAATATTGCGAAACCGGTTGTTGCTGATCGTGAGATCGCCATTCCTTCCCGGGATTTCAACCGTTGTGATATCCATTTCGGGAGCATTAAAGGTGCCGCTTCCGCTGATATAGATCCCGTAATCGCGGCTATTTTTTCCATCGAAAATAAACCAATTAATCAACCCCAAACGGCCCCCTTTCGCATGGTGGCAGACTGCATTTCGTCCATGATAATGTCCGCCAGCTCTCTTACGTCTTGTCCGGGAGCTCCATATACGACGATATTGACGCCGCCTAAATTTGTGTTGGTGGTTGTGGAAGAGGTGAGAGGCTGAACAACCGCTTTAGTTCCCATCATAGTAAGAAGCTCAGGCCCAGCCTCTCCGACTACGGCGGAGCCTTGGGACAATATGCCGCCGGATGCGAGATAGGGGATTTTGCCAATGGTTGGAATGTTAATCCCGAATTTTTTGCCGCCGAAAATGGGAACCCAGTCGGGAATATCAAAGGAAAGCTGGTTAAGCCCTCCAATCATCCAGTTCAGACCGTCTATAATTCCATTGATCAGTCCGATAATGGCGTTGATCGGCTGCTTGGCGATATTGACAAGGCTGTTAAATACATTGGAGAATGTATCTCTTACGCCGTTCCAGATACCGGACCACCAGCTTCCGATCTTATTAAAAATGTCCATTAAGCCGTTCCAGGCGTTTGGAATCGTTTCTGTAAAGAATCCGACGATTCCGTCCCAAATTCCGCTGAAGAAATCGCCGACGTTTTGCCAAACCTCCTGCCAGGCGTAATATCCCTGCCAGCAGAAATCCACCAGGCTGTTCCAAGCGTTGGGAATGGTTTCAGTGAAAAAGCTGACGATCCCGTCCCAGATTCCGCTGAAAAAGTCCCCGATACTCTGCCAGATACTTTGCCAGGTGTAATATCCCTGCCAGAAAAAGTCAACAACGCTGTTCCATGCGTCCGGTATGGTAACGGTAAAGAAATTCACAATCGCGTCCCAAACAGTGGAAAACGCGCTGCTGATGGTGTCCCAGAGGTTAATCCAAAACTCCCGGAACTCCTCGCAGTTGTTCCATAAATAAATAAAAGCCGCTACGAGAGCGGCAATAGCCATAATGATTAGTGAGATTGGATTCGCGTTCATAACAGCATTAAACGCCGCCATTACACCTTGCCCAGACTTGATAACCCCGAAAAACGTTTGAAATCCGGTAACAAGTGAACTAACAATACCAACAATTTTGAATACAGCCAAACCGGTTCCAATCGCTAATAAAGCTGCAACAACTGCGTCTTTATTCTGCAAAATAAAATCAATGATTTTTGTGACAGCTTGAGTGATTTCCGTAACAATCGGCATTATAACTTCTGCCAGTTTTGATATGCTTTCCTGAAAATCCGCATTAGCCTGGTTGCTTTCAAACAAGGCTTCATTATTTTCCTGCCAGGCTTGTCCGGCAGTCATCAATCCCTGATTGGCTAATTCCTGCAAGACGAGATTCGCCCGCTCCGATTCGCTGTTCGCCGCTTGCAGCTTTGCATTAAATTCGTCCTCGCTGGTGCCGGCCCAGTTTAAAACGTCTGCGAATGTGCCTGTGACATTTCCGGTTTTTACAGTTTCATTGATCGCTTCGGATAAGCTGTCGATTGGAATACTATCCCCATAAGTAGCCCAAGCGCCAATGGTGCCGTTGATGATTTGGTCTAGCTGGCTTTGAGATAGGCCTAGTGCCTGCAAGTTGGCGGTAGTAGTGGCCGCTGTTTGGTCATCGCCTAAAACGCCGTAAAGAGTTTTATAGCTCGACGCGGTTTGTTCAGCAGTATATCCGGCTGCCTGGCTTGAAATTTCTAGGCTTCCCATGATTTTCATATATTCACGGGATTCGTCTGCAATATCTTTCATTCCAGATATAATTGCTTTTGAACCCTCGACAATCGCTCCGGCTTTTAGATAGTCTCCAAAGTTAGATGCTTCCTTGCCTGTATCTTTGATACTTTCTCCGGCTTCTTGTGCGGCAATTTTTAATTTTTCAAACGGCGTCCCATCAATCTTTTTAATTGAATTATCCGTTTGCTTAGCTTCCGATTTTAGGTCGCTCAGTTTATTTTCAGTGGCGATCACTTCTCTTTTTAAAGCGTTGTATTGGCTTTCGCTGACTTTACCGCGCTTGAATTGATCCTGTACCTGCTTCTCTGCTTGTTTTAATGTATCAAGCTTTTTTTCGGTGCTGTCGATTGATTTATTTAAAAGATCATACTTTTGTCTGAGCAGTTCCGTGTTTCCAGGATCCATTTTCAGAAGACGGTTGACATCTTTTAGCTGTGTCTGGGTATCTTTTATCTCTTTGTTTACACCGGACAACGCTTTCGAAAGCCCAGTGGTATCGCCGCCGATCTCTATCGTGATGCCTTTTATTCTATCAGCCAATTTTTCCACCTCCCGCAAAGAACTGTTTCATGGAGCCAGGCGCGCCTTTGATTGGATATTTCTCATTGTCATTAGCCTGTTCGGTGGTCAGATCATAAACCATGCCGACGGTCATATCGTCTAAATCCTCTTTTGATAATCCAAGCTCGGCGCACCTGAGCATAAAAATAGAACCGTTCATTTCACGGTCCCGGGGAACTATTTTTTTTTAGGCTTTGCGGTCTGCATTTCGTTCATAGCCCAAAGCTCAAGGACGCTTGGAAGGATCTCATAGATTGAAAATGTCTTAAACTCGTCAAGCCAGTCCTCAGGGTTATTCGGAACATTCGCGTCATACTGGCGGGCCATGATGTAAGCGACATTCTCGAAAATTTCCAGATCCAGGCTGGAAAGCTGAGCGTCCTCTTTTTCTTCATCGGTGGCGGTATCCGGCAGAGACAAAGCTTTGTTGTACGCTTTTTTCAGCTTGTTTAAATCCTGGATAATATCCCGGCCCATTCTGTGCCGATAAAGGCGTGGGGTCAAAGCCGTAGCCTTAAACCCCACGTCCCTTCCATCGATTTTGATTACTTTTTCCATCAGCCTGCGCCTCCCGTTGTATCCTCAAGCCATACTTCGTTGTACCATGCGGTCAAAACTTCAGTCGGTGTTTCGTCTTGTGTATAACACATAGTTCTTCCGTCGGGCAGAGGGGAAGCTGTTACGCTGACGGTCTGGGTCTGCGGTTCGGTGGTCTCTGTGGTAGTAGCCAGAGAACGGGAAGGCCTGGTGCAGATGCAGTTATACAGCACATATTTAGTGCCGTTAACGTCGCCCTCCTCTTCAAATAACAGTGCGAACGGTTTCGGCTGGATATTCGCGTTTTCCGTTGCCACCTTGTCCTTTTCAGAAATTGTGTAACCAAAGATATCCTCCAAAAACTGAGAATGGAACAAAGCCACTTCCAAATCCCCGGTATACCCGTTATTTACGATGGTGACAAAATACTGCATATCGTCGGCGTGAAACGAGGAACTGTCTCCGTTTGCCTCTAAAGAAAGACTCACTGCTCCTGGAATGGCAACAGGAGTTTCGAATGTGGGAGTGGTTTCGTCAGTCAATAACGCGTAATGCACATTTTTAATACCAAATTTAACCTTGTCTTTTCCTGCCATTTTTTACACCTCAATTTCATAAATGATTCGATACGTTTTTTCCGTATCGTTGTATTCCTCGCTTTTTTCCCAATAAAAAGAGGACAAGGCCTTTTCTACCTTGCCCTCTGTTAACGGGTCTTTCAGTTTTGTATACAAGTCAATCTGTATGTGGTCGAACTTTTTATAGACAACGTTATCTGCCGAAAAGTTGTTAGAATAAACCGACTGATAGACCAAAATAGGAAGATCCGGAGCTGCGTCTTCCGGGAAAAATCCGTAAGCTACCGGAAGTCCGCTTGTTTTCAGAATCTCTTTTATATTTTCAAGAGTTATCACCACGCACCGTCACCTTCACTTTTTTCATCAGCTTTTTTTCCGCGTTCAGTTCAGCGGGGCGAATATGGGGTTTTGCGCCAACTGTACCTAAGGTTTTTCCGCTTGCGCTTTTCAGTTCGTGCCCGTATTCCAGAAGATGAGTCAGCTGGTAATGCTTTTTGTTGTGAACTGAAATTCGAATATCATCGGTACCCTCATAAAGCACCTTTGTACTCCAGCTTTTAGCGTATTCTCCGGTATCCTTGGGAGAGCTGATTTTGATTTCTTTAGCACATTCTTTAGCTACGGTACGAATATCCTTTTTTATCCCGTCAGTTACCTCTTGATTGTACTCTGCCAACTCCTTCATGACGGCATCTGCTAATCCGTCTATCTTCACATTAGCCATCATACACCGACCTTTCTTTCCAGATAAAGCTCAATAGAATCGCTGTCCGGCGAAAAATATGTGCGATAAATCCCATAGCGTTTTCCGTTGATTTCAGCGATACTCTCTCCGTTGTAATTCACAATAGGAGTAACCGCCACAAACTGGGGCTGCAATCCATTTTGGCCCGCGTCCGCCCATTCAGCCCGGGTGATAGACTGTAGGCTTGCCCAGACCTCATTTTTGCTTTCTGAGGCGATTACCTGCCCGATGTCATCTTGGCTGTACGCCTGAGAAATCAGATAAATCAAGCTATCCATTTACCGCACCCTTTTCTGAAAACAGGCGGTTGTTCAGTGCCCAGCGTAACATTCTGGGCATCTGAACATTTTCCTCACGCCTGCGCCGGTACAAATAAGCGGCGTACATTTCAACCAACATTCCGTCGCTTTGCGAATCAGCCAAGGTTATCCCCTCGGTGGAGATGTAATCCTTGGCTGACGCAATAAGCGTTTGCAGGTAAGTGTCCAGAGCGCTGCTGGATACCATAAGATCAGTTTTTAAAATGGTTAAGATATCAGCGTCAGTCAAGGAAATCCCCCCTAAAATCAGCCTGCTGCCGCCTTAGTGACGTTCACGGTATAAACGCGCACGGCGTTGCCCTGGGTCACGGTGACCGTCAAGGGATAGGCTTTCCCGTCAGCAGTCCAGGTTACCGTGCCGCCGTTACGGACATTCTTTCCGTTATAAGCGACAGCGACCTGAGCGCCCGGCTGGGTTGCGGTGGCCTCCACCTTTGCGTTGGTTCCAGAAGCCGTTACTGTGTAGGAATACACATTGGAATCAAAGCTCGGGCTTAAGGATTCAGAGCCGACAGCCAGTTCGGAAAGCTGCGCGTCGTTTGCGGTATCGGCCGCAAAGGTCATTGCGGTAGTTACAGATTCATCATTGATATTGATCGCGACGAACGCACCGGGAATCACGGGCATACCATCAGCGCGCTGCTTGCCTTTAAAGACAGTGTTATCCTGGATAAACTGTACCTCACGGCTGGATTCAATGGTCATGCCGGAGCGCATAGCCAAGAGATAAAGATCACCGTAGCCGCCTACAATGTCGCCGTCAGGCATAAATTCCAGAATATCGATATCGCCGTTGATGATGGGAAGAGTGCCGAATACATTGGATACAATATCGCCGGTAGCGGTAAAGGTAATTACTTTAGACTTTAATTGAGCATAAGTCTTGCTGTTCATAGCCCAGAACTGATTTCCACGGCTGTATCTGGTAAAGGTATTTCCAGCGGCAAGGGTTAATTCAGACCAGAACGCCGCGCCGGTGGAACTGGAACCGCCGATTTTCAGAATATTGGAGGTATGTAAGTCTACCCATTCCGGGGCGTTCGCGGGGTAATCAGAGGGCTTAGAGGCCTGTGCCAGTCTGGTCACAATACCAAGCGGCATTTTGCCTGCTGCGCCCTTGCCGTAAAGAATCGCCTTGTCCATTGCCAGGCCGATGCTTTCGGAGATCATTTCCACAATCCAACTGGCAAGGTTGATGTCGTTATCCTCCAGAAGGCTGTTGCACACCGGTACAAATCCAGCCACCTTATAGCCGTCCAAAGTTACCTGGTTGAACACAAAGGACAGCTCGTTGATCGCGCCGCACATCTCAGTCCATACAGCTTCAGGGACAGTTCCGGCAATAGTCTGCCGGGCTTCACCGGTTACATTGCGGACCCTGACACGGTTAAGCAGCTTGGAATAGCGGTACATGTTTTCGGAAATCAGGTCCAGGAATACAACCGGGATCGTCAGTTCCGCGCCGGAAATGGCTCTCTGCTGTCCCTTCATGCTTCGAAGCTGCGTCAAAAAGTCCTTGATGTCGTCACGTTCCACGATGGTTTTTCTCTGCTCCATAGAAAGCGCGTCAAACGCCCGCTGATTCATGGGCAGGCTGCGAATGTTGATTTCAGTCATATGATTTACAGTCCTTTCCTTTTGGTTTGGTTTTATTTCATCTAATTTAGGGGCGTCTGCCTCCAGCGCGGACAGGTCGGCCTCCAGGCCTTCAATTTCCCTGGACAGCGCGCTTTTGGCTTCCTCGTGGGCGCTTTTGTCGGCGTCGAATTTTTCTACCTCTTCGCTCACGGCCTGCTCCTGTTCAGGGGTTTCAGCTTCGTTGATAGCGGCTTCCAGCTCTGCCTCACGGGTTTCAAATTCCGAATCCTTGCTGCGGAGCAGCTCTAGTTCTTCCTTTTTCTTGTCAATGCTTCTTTTCAGCATCAGTATTCTCAGTGCCATTTTTTTCTCCTTTCAGACGGAGGAGCATTTCCTCCCGCCATTGTTCTTTTTTTCTCTTTTGAATTTCCTCGTAATCCCGTTTGCGCGCCTGGACGGAGGTGTCTTCATAGGCAGGAAAGGTTACTACGGAAACCTCATACAATTTGACCTTGTTCAGCTTCCAGACTGTAGTTCCGTTTTCCATGACCTCGGTGCTTTGATCGATAATGTCAAACCCAAAGCTGCATTGGCTGACATCTCCCCGCTTTACGCGCTCATAAAGATTCATTGCGTCCTGGTCTGCCTGGTTGATTGTGACGGAACCCCATAGACCGGTCTTGTCCGCTCTGAGAGAAAGCGTTCCGGCTGTGGTTCTTCCCAGTACCAGGGTGGTGTCATGATTTACTAGGGCCCGGATATCGCCGTTTAAAGCGTCGTCAAAAGCGTCCTCGTCAATGGTTTCAATGGCGTTTTCCCACATTTTATATTCGCTTCCGAATACGGCGAAATATCCCTCAATATATAAGTTTCCGTCTTCCGCGCGGGTGGAAAATCCGCCGTCTCTCACTAGGGCTGTGCGTTCACATGTCATGTGTTTTCACCTCCATTCAGCTTGTTTTGATCTCCCAGCTTATCCGCAGGGACATAATTTTCTAACGCCAGAAGGTCGTTCATATCCGGATCAGGGGGCATGTTTACCCAGCTGCGCCATTCATTGCGCCGCAGCGCCATGCGGTCTACCATTTCCGCCCCGGCGGATACCATCTCGGTGATCGAATAGTTATACAAACTCCACGGGTTAAAACGGAAAAACCACGCGGGATCATAAAGAAGCTTTTTTGTCATTTCCTGCTCGATACTTTTGGCAATCGGCATGATTGTGGAATTGATAAAGTTATTCCATGCGTCCCGCTGGAAATCTCCGATTCCTAAAACAAAAGGCGGCACGCCGAGAATGGCTGCCACCGTCCGTTTATCCAGCTGTACGAAATCCGCTAAAGCCAAATCGGAAAGGGTAAGGGGCCTAACCTGTTCCACGCTGAATTGATCCGCTGGAATCAGCCAAGGCTCTCCCGCTTCGTTCGATTCGATATAATCTGCAAGAAGCTTTGCGCGCCCTTCCTTGTTCGAAAATTCGTCGGTTAGAGAATCAACCTTGACGATGATAGACGGTTTCCACTTAGAGGACATAAAGCCCTTTTCAGTCGCGGACGCCTGTTTCAGGTTATTCGCCACATCTGCCAAAGCAACATGATAGCCGTCACCCTTCCACGGGTAATAATTTCCCGGGTTTAAAACAAAATGAAGGATACGATCCGGCGCGTATTCCGTCCCGGCGATCACAACCCGGTAATCCCAGAGGCCCACCGGCACAAATGCGGTAAAGGCGGGAGGAACAGGCTTTAAATCCCGTAAAATCCCGCGCTTGTATTCAGGCCAAACAACAGCGTTTCCGCTGCCCTCCAGCATAAGGGTTTTCACAATCCAGTGGATAAAGTTGGAACGTGTCATGTTATTGTTCGGATTGATATCCACCTTTCGGCTTAACTCATTTTTTACCCGCACGTCCCCGTCGTCCGTGTTTTCCATCAGGTGAATCGTCATGCTTGCGATCAGCCTGGCAATTGTGTCCACAGCTGTACAGATTTCCGGGTTTTGCGCCAGACTGGTGTAGCCTAAGCACTCCAGGGTTTCCCATTTGTTCTGTGTTACCAGCGCGATACTGCGTTTCTGCGCGGGCTCAGCCCGGGGAGCCGGCCTGCTTCTTTTATTCTTTTTGCTCATGTCTCACCCCACCATTTTTTTGCCGCCCTGCTTCTGTCAAGGCTTTCTAGGTAACGAATACAGGCGAACACAGACGCGTCAAAAAGATCGATGCGGTGTTCCGGCTGTACTTTGTCGTATTGGATCATGTCGTCCGTCTTTTCGACGGCGGACACGTTTTCCACACAATACTCGAAGGCTTCTGAGTGCAAATAAAAAAGAGCGCCGTTCTTGGCGCTCTGCTCTATATGCCGAAATCCTTCGGATTTTTTATAGTAATATTGAGGCTGGTCTATGATCTTGAAGCCCGCTTCCTTCATTCCGATGAAATATTCCCGGCAGAATTTGCGGTCATGGCCCACCTGCTTGATTTTAAATCCTTTCTTCCGCATGTCCACAAACCATTTCACCACATCGGAGTGGTTGACAGTAGGGGAGTTGCACATGGTAAGCCAGCCGTCGTCCTGCCAGCCAAACAGAGGAATATTATCCTGCTCGGCTTTTAAGTGAGCCGCGACAACAGGGAAGAAAGCATGAGTTATAATGATATCAACGCCCTTGTAATTTCCGAACAGCGCCGCTGCGGTCAGGTCGTGCAGTTTGGAAAGGTCAGCTCCTCCATACCAGTCAATCGGAAGCTTTGCCAGCTGTTCCAAGTTCCAGTTATAGGCCCGGTCACTCTTTCTAAACTCATCTATATTGAAATATGCCTTTAGGGCGTTGGTGTAAACATTTAAGCTTTTCGCAAAAAAATCCTTTCTTTGCTGAGGATCGTTCTGAGCCTGAAGGCTGTCATTCATGATTTCTTCAGGCCTGATCGAAACGCCGTAAGCCGGATTCGCCATCTCATGGACGGCGGGGTTTGTGTAATCAATATCGCCGTTTTCATCAGGATTGGCACAGCACATAAAAATAAAGTATTGCTCATCTTTAACAGTGCCGTCTAATATTTTCCGGCAGTATTTTAGTCTTTGTCCAAGAAAAGCCTGCTCGTTGTCTCCGGCAGTCGAAATGCCGATCAGCAGTTTATTGGTGTATGCCTTCATCGCTTCTTTAAAAAGATTGTATTGTTTGGGCTGTTTGAAAGCGTGAATTTCGTCACAGATCGCGATATTGCAGTTCAAAGAATCTTGCGCGTCAGGGTTAGCGGCCAGCGCGCGAATAAAAAAGGAACCGTCTGGGAGTGACGATTCCAGCGAATGTTCATTATTATTATCGATTACTTTGACCGTGCCTCCGTTTTTAGCGTTTTCTCCCATGCGGTCTATGTTATAATTTAAAAAATTGAAGCTCTCCAGAGACTGCATCAAAGCGGCTGCGGTGATATAGGTCTTGGAACCGGATTTACGATACCAAAGAGATAACGCCCACGCTAGGGCAGCCGCAAAGCTTGTCTTGATGTTTTTTCTTGGAATAAAGATCAATGCCTCATGGAACCTAACCACATCAGTGCCGGCCAGTTTAAAACCAAGAAGGTTATACACAATGAATTTATGGAATGGCTCCAGAAGAAACGGCGTGCCACGCAGCGGTGTCCCGTCAAGCTTTTCCCCTTGTTGGTGGCACAGTGTTTTTTCTATGATCTGAATACAAAATTCCGGGCCCTTGCTTTCTATGTAATAATCTGGGTTTTCTAAGTCACAAAAGAATCTGTCAACCGCTTGTTTTAATTCAATACATGCGATTTTCTTTCCGTCTCTTATGCTTTCGGCGTACTTTAGCACAGCAGGCCAGTTTTTCCCTTTAATCAAATTTAACGCTTGCCAGAGCGGCGGCCAATCCTCCGGCCTTTTCTTTCTTAACTGTATCGCCAGTCATCTTCTTATAACTGGAGGGGGTTAAACCTAATTCGCGCCAGTACGCCAATGCGCTTTTGTTTAAGTCGTCCCACAAGACTAGGAGGGGATTTTTTGTCATATTGGTGGAGCCGCCTTTATTCGTGTATTCGATCACGGATTTACCGCCGGAACCTTTAAACTCTTTAAAGGTTCTATCCCTTTGCTCCAAGATACCCGCAAGCGTTTCAATTGCCGAATTATATGCGCTGTTCTGCACACCGAGTGCAGCCATCTGCTCGTTTATTAAATTTTTCCAGTTGCTTTTTGTCATAAACTGCACCCTTTCTTCAAATTTAAGCTCAGAGTTGGAAAAAGTTACCCACGCCGGTCCCTATAGGCGTCCGGAAGGCGCGTCGGATAGGGGGGGGACTACGCATAATATTTTTCCATGCTTTGAAATATTTTAATTCCTTCGGTGTATCCAAGTTCAGATAACTGATTACAAAGAAGATCATCAGCCTCTATGTGTGCGGCTTCTATATCTTCTCTGGCTTGTACTGATATCAATTGCATGTGTGCTTTAAACTCTTGTGCATTCATGATTAATATCCTCTTGTCTTTTGCGCTTTCTCAGGGTGTGCCTTATTGTGGCACCCGGAGCATAAGCTGATTAGATTGCTGTCTGTGTATGCTAACTCAGGGTATTCATCAGCGTGCTTGATATGATGTACTGTAGTGGCTGATACTTGCTTTCCATATCGTTTGCACCATTGGCACATGTATCCATCACGGCGCAATATGGCTTTTTGCTTATGCTTCCATTTAGTAGATTTATAGTTGAACATCTCTATCTAACCTATAAGCCCTTTTACACATATCGTAATGGATACATCGAATCCATACAATCGTTTCACAGTCATTTCCATAGTTATACTCTGTTTGTAATATTTCTACATTTCCATAAGGGCAGCCTTTGCAAAAGGTTCCGTCCATCGTTTCTACTTGCATAATCTTTTATCCCTCCTGCATAGTTATCTTTCTAATTTGCTCTTTTAATAGTTCAAGCTCCCGCGCCCGTCTGGTTCTGCCCTGTGGCTGTCCTAAAATATTGGCTATACGGTTCTGTAAGGCCTGTTTTAGTTCACGGGGATATTGACACCTAGGCAAGGCGCAAATATGCTTTCCCGCCGTCTTGTAGCCGTCAAAAACACACTTTCCATCTCTTGGACAGTACATAAAAATCACTTCCTTTTTTTGGGTATCAAAAAAGCCCTCCGCCAAATGGCAAAAGGCTGAAAAATATTTAAAAAAGTTTTGAAAAAGGGTTGACATATACGTATAAAACACGTATAATATAATCAAGAGGTGAGGATATGAAACGCCGAGACCTAATAAAACTATTAGAAAAGAATGGGTGGTGGTTAAAACGAGAAGGCGGCAACCATGATATTTATACAAACGGAAAAGATTGTGAGCCCGTTTCTCGACAAAGAGAAATTAAAGAACCAGTAGCACAAGCAATCATCAAACGGCGGGGGCTGAAATAGCCCCCACAAAGCCGATATGTTTATAATAAGGAGGTATTTTTATGAAAGCTGTCTACCCTGTAGTGTTCACTAAGCTAAGTGATGGATATATGGCTTATATTCCAGACTTTGATTCTAATACTCAAGGGGATTCTTTGGCGGAAGCGATAGAGATGGCTAGAGATGTCATTGGAATGATGGGCATTGATAAAGAAGATGATGGACTGGAAATTCCAAAACCTTCTGAGGCAAGTTCGATTCAATGTAAAGAGAATGACTTTGTATCTATGGTAGATATTGATTTTCTGGAATATCGCAAAGCATCGGATAACAGATCAGTAAAGAAAACTTTAACGATTCCATCATGGTTAAATGCCAGAGCAGAAAAAGAGCACATTAACTTTTCCAGCGTTTTACAAACGGCGTTAAAACAACAACTTCATGTAGAATAAACCAAGAAAGGCAGGGGAATAATCCTCTGCCTATTTCTTTAGTTTAATGATACAATAAGTCAAGAGTGGCTTTCTATGGCTATTTTATTTAGTGCCTTGCCGTGAAGCCTGAGTACCCATCTA